AAAGACGTAAATCTTTTTGTGCCCGATCTGAAGGACAGATGAAACAGTTTCCAAAGGCTGCTAAAGACCCTAACAGTCGCTTACGACAAGCACGCAAGCGTTGGAGATGTAGATAATGGCTAAAAAGGGGCTTTACGCCAATATCCATGCTAAGAGAGCTAGGATAAAGGCGGGATCAGACGAAAAAATGAGGAAGCCCGGTTCAAAAGGCGCTCCTTCGGCAAAGGCGTTTAAGAAAGCGGCTAAAACCGCTAAGAAGAGGTAATTATGGCAGGTCGTGGAATGGGTGCTGCTACCAAAGGCGGCGGATGCGTTGGTTCAGGCCCTCGCAACAAGGTCATCAAGGAAACAAGCAAGACTACTGGTCCTGTAATGATGAACAAAGGCGGCATGGCGGTAAAGAAGTACCGCAAAGGCGGGATGTGTAAGTAGTGGCCACCTCAGGGACAACAAACTTTAATTTAGCGATAGACGACCTCGTAGAAGAGGCGTTTGAGCGCTGCGGCATGCGGATGACTGCAGGCTATCAGCTTAACTCGGCTCGTCGGTCCTTAAATTTGTTGTTCTTGGACTGGGCTAATCGAGGGCTAAACCTCTGGACTATCGAGCAAGCTACCTACTCTTTGGCTCAAGGGGATGCTGAAATATCGTTGCCTACTGACACGGTCAATGTTTTAACTGCAGTTATTCGTCAGACGGTAAACGGACAGCAACAAGACATCAACATTGAAAGAATAGGACGAGAAGAATACCTGAATGTACCAGATAAACTTACTCAGGCTAGGCCTTCTCAAATCTATATTGAAAGAACGAATACGCCCAAGGCGTATTTATATCCGGCTGCGGACAAGGCATATACATTGGTTTATTACCGTATACGCCGTATGGAAGATGCCGGCGACTATACTAACACTACCGATGTTAACTTCAGGTTCTTACCTTGTTTAGCGTCGGGTTTAGCGTACATGCTTTCTTTGAAGTATGCTCCAGAACGGACTAGCGCGCTTCAACAAATGTACGAACAGGACTTCCAACGGGCCGCGATGGAGGATAGGGACACTGCAAGTACCTACATCCTGCCTGACGTAGGGGTATAAAATGGCGCATGCAACGGGTAAATACTCATACGCCCTTTGTGATTATTGCGGGCAGCGCTACCCTTACCAGACTCTTAAAAAGAACTGGAAAGGGTTTATGGTTTGTCCAGAGGACTATGAGCCAAAAGAGCCCCAGCTAGACCCGTTAAAGTATAGAGGCGATGCGATTGCACTACAGAACCCACGCCCAGATAGAACTGAACCAATGACGGTTATTGTAGACAACATGGGAGGAGATACCCCATTTGTTACAGTGACAGGTTCTATGCAACCCGCCCCCGCGGCAGTATCAGTTGAGGGCGTAGGCACAATAGGCACTGTAACGGTTGTTATATCATGACATACGATGAGCTAGTCACAAATATAAGAAATTACACTGAGGTTGACAGCAACGTCTTTTCAAACAGTGTAATTGATACTTTTATCACGATGGCTGAAAACAAAATACTTCGTGATATAGACCTTGACGTCTTTAAAAAAGAAGTCAGCGGTTCTATGGCCACATCTAACAGGTTTTTAACTGCACCCACTGATTTATTGACCCATCGTTATTTGATGATTACTGATTCAGCGGGCGATCAAATATTTTTAGAGTTTAGGGATACTTCTTTTATGAAGGAGTATTGGCCGGACAGTGCTTCCACTGGAACCCCTAAATATTATTCCGTTTGGGACCAAGACACATTTTATGTGGCCCCTACGCCTGACGATACATATACAGTTCAATTAGGATATATCTATCGACCAGCCCAACTCTCGTCGAGTAATACGACCACATGGATAAGCAATAACGCCCCAGAAGCACTTCTATATGCGTGTTTAATTCAAGCCTACAGCTACACTAAGGGGCCGACTGATATGCTTCAGTATTTCACACAGAGCTATCAGCAGGCGGTCCAAGGGCTTGGCCTAGAGCAGCAGGGTCGTAGACGACGAGATGAATATAGAGATGGCATGATAAGATTGCCTATACGTTCGGAATCACCGGGGCCTTAAGACACAGGAGCTAGTTATGGCTATCACTCAAGCAATGTGCACCAGCTTTAAAGAAGAACTTCTTGGCGGCGTGCACGATTTAGACACAGACGTACTTAAAATTGCGCTATTTACTAGTTCTGCAACACTAGGCGCAACCACTACTGCTTACAGCACTACTAATGAAGTGTCTGGAACAGGATACTCTGCTGGAGGTAATACGCTAACAGGCCCAGTAATTGCTACTGATGGCACTACGGCGTACTTTGATTGTGCGAACACTACGTGGTCAACGGCTACTATTACAGCCAACGGCGCTTTGATCTATAACAGTTCTAAAGCTAACCGTGCTATTGCTGTACTGGCCTTTGGTGGTGACAAAACTTCAACTGCTGGTGACTTTACCATCATCTTCCCTGCTCCGGGTGCAAGCACTGCTATTATTCGCATAGCTTAATTGTGTTTTTCACGGGGGATATAGCGCATGGTAAAGATGGTAAACCGCGCAAAGATGACCACCTCTACGACGGGGACAGGCACTATTACGCTTGGCTCCGCTGCGTCTGGTTATCAGACGTTTGCAGCCGCTGGGGTATCTAATGGCGATACTGTTCGATATACAATCGAAGACGGTACTGCGTGGGAAATAGGTACTGGCACTTACACTGCCACAGGTACTTTACTTGCTCGCTCCCTAGAAAGTAGCTCTACAGGTTCCCTGCTTAACCTGTCGGGCAGTGCGTTCGTATTCCTAACTGCTGCTGGGTCAGACCTCCAAAGTGATACAGCCAACACAGCCTCTACACTAGTCGCTAGGGATGCCTCTGGTAACTTTAGTGCGGGTACGGTTACGGCTGCTTTATCTGGTAACGCTACAACCGCCTCTACGTTGCAAACCACACGCAACATTGCTCTAACAGGAGCGGTGACCGGTAACGCCAACTTTAACGGTGGAAGTAATATAAGCATTACTACTACTGCTACTTCAGACCCAACGCTTACTCTTGCAGGGGATGTCACAGGCTCTGCTACATTTACCAACTTAGGTAATGCAACCCTGACGGCGACTATCGCGGCGAACTCTGTTGCTTTGGGTACGGACACTACTGGTAACTACGTTGCCACAGGGGCTACATCGGGTAATGGTATTAGCGGTAGCGTAAGCTCTGAGGGCGGAACTTTCACCGTCACCTCAAACGCCACCAACGCAAATACTGCCTCTACGATTGTATTCCGTGATGCCTCTGGTAACTTTAGTGCGGGCACTATAACTGCGGCTCTTAGTGGTAATGCCACTACTTCTTCGTCTACAACAGGCAACGCTGCTACCGCTACTACACTCCAGACAGCTAGAACTATCAACGGTGTTTCATTTGACGGTAGCGCCAATATCACTGTAGCTGACTCCACCAAGTTACCTTTAACTGGCGGCACGTTGACAGGCGATTTAACAGTAGGGTCAACCAGTAGAACAGCAAATACCTATGTTAGAGCGTTAGCAGGAGACAGCTATATAACAGGTTTTGAGGCTTATGGAGCATCTCAAGGTACTGGGTATACTTATGTAGGGCAAAGTACTACTCATGGCGGCGGGATGTTCTATAACGGAGACGGCGCTCCTGCCTTTGCTTCGGGCGAAACAGCCGATTATATTAGTTTCTATAGAAAGTCAGCAGGGGTTAACACGGTAGTTTTTGATTATAACTACAATAATTCTGTTGTTAACTTTAAAGACGCCATAACTGTAGCAGGAAATATTAGTGTTACTGGAACTGTAGATGGTCGTGACGTTGCCGCAGACGGCACTAAATTAGACGGCATTGCTGCTGGCGCTCAAACAGGAACAGTAACAAGCGTCACTGGCGGTACTTACTTAACGGGCGGCACAATAACAACTACTGGAACTCTAGCTGTTGACGCTACAAGTGCTAACACAGCAAGCAAAGTCGTCGCTCGTGATGCCTCGGGTAACTTCGCAGCGGGTACTATTACTGCGGCTCTATCGGGTAACGCTACAACTGCCACGACCCTGCAAACAGCCCGTACAATCAACGGCGTGTCGTTTAATGGTAGTGCGAACATCACTGTTACCGCAAATACGCCAAATACACTGACTCGCGGCACTTACCTTACGGGTTCCAACTTCAATGGTTCCGCCGCCACTACGTGGGCTGTAGACGCTACTTCGGCAAACACAGCATCTAAAGTCGTAGCACGAGATGCTTCCGGTAACTTCTCAGCGGGTACTATTACTGCGGCTCTATCGGGTAACGCAACCACTGCCACAACCCTTCAGACCGCCCGTACTATAAACGGTGTTTCGTTCGACGGCTCTGCCAATATCACTGTAGCTGATTCGACTAAACTGCCTTTAACTGGCGGTACGTTGACAGGTGACTTAAGCGTAAATGGCGGTCAGGTATACACAAACACTGTTCAATCTAGAGTTAAGTTCGCTGTTTGGTCTGATAATACCTACGGCATAGGTATGCAAAGCGGTTATACCTTTGGTGGTATTACCAATGAATATGTCCTAACCAACCAAATGAGTAATACGGCAGGGCGTGGGTTTTGGTGGGGGGATAGTGGTCACACAAACGCTCAAGGCGCGATGGCTCTCACTACAGAAGGTTTGCTAACTGTCGCTGGCGGTATGCGCTTGGGTTACGGACAGTCAGATACTACTGCACCAACTTCAGGTCAGCTTGATGTAAACGGAACAGTCAATGCCACTACATTCTCCGGCGCTCTGTCTGGTAACGCAACCACTGCCACAACCCTGCAAACCGCTCGCACAATCAATGGCGTTAGCTTTAACGGCTCGGCAAACATCACGGTAGCTGACGCAACTAAACTGCCTTTAGCGGGCGGGACTATGACCGGCAATCTCGTGATGAGCAATACCTCTATTACGGGGGTAAATGATTTTGCATTTAATGATCCGGGGCCAAACGAAGGAATTGCATGGACTGGTGGTAATATTAAGATTTATGAATCACCTGATGATTTAACAACAAATAGTGCTGGTAACTTGCAAGTCGTTTATGGAAGTACTAGACGCTTAACAGTTAATAATACAGGAATAGATGTAAACGGAACAGCCACAGCCACAACATTCTCAGGTGCTCTGTCTGGTAACGCTACAACTGCAACTACACTTCAGACCGCTCGCACAATCAACGGTGTTAGCTTTGACGGCTCTGCCAATATTACCGTAACGGCTAACACCACAAATACTCTTACCCGAGGCACTTATTTAACAGGCTCCAATTTCAATGGCTCCGCTGCTACCACGTGGGCAGTTGACGCAACCTCTGCAAACACAGCAAGTAAAGTCGTAGCTCGTGACGCTAGTGGTAATTTCTCTGCGGGTACTATAACTGCGGCTCTTAGTGGTAATGCTACAACTGCCACTACCCTGCAAACCGCTAGAACAATCAACGGTGTTAGCTTTGACGGCTCTGCCAATATCACCGTAGCAGACGACACTAAACTGCCTTTAGCTGGTGGTACGCTCACTGGCAATTTGGATGGAACCACAGCTACTTTTACTGGAACAGCAACGGCAGCCACGTTCAACGCGACATCTACTACTAACGGTGGTTTCCAAGGGATTGACGCCGACAGCGCCGCGAGTCCTTCGTTTACTTGGACTGCTGACTTAAACACAGGGATGTACCGAGCCACTACTGATAGGATAGGTTTCACTGCTGGTGGTAATAATGAGTTTCTTATCTACACTACTTATACCTACTCGCCCGGCTCTTCCCGTGCGCCGATCTTCTACGACTCAGACAATACTGCTTATTATGTAAACCCATCTACTACAGCAACATCAGGAAGCTTTGCGGGAACACTAATTTGTAAAAACGTAGATGAAGGTGTTTATTCTAATACTGGTACGACTTTAAACCCCAACCTCGGTGCTATTCAGTTTAAAACCCTAGCCGCTAATACTACTTTTACAGATTCTGTTGATCAGGGCGAGTCAATGACCTTGCGTTTAGATGGCGGTGCGACATACACGGTTACTTGGCCGACCATGACGTGGATTACTTCTGGCGGAAACGTAGCGCCTACACTCAATGGCACTAAGGATGTCATTGTGCTTTGGAAAGAAGGTACAACCCTGTACGGAGCGTATGTAGGCTACGGAGCGTAAGGAGGAGGTATGCTGGGTTTTGCACCATTAGCAACGCTACCTCTAGCGGATGACGGGGTTAGCGTTGCCGTAAGCGTTTCTGGTGTTGTTGGGACCACGGCACTTGGTACTGCTACAGTAACCGCTGATGCGAATGTAACCCTAACAGGGGTTGTCGCTACTGGCCAAACTGGTGTTGTATCTACTAATTCAGATTCAAATGTCGTAGTTACTGGTGTAGCGGGCACTACAGCACTAGGCACTGCCACCACAACGGCGGACGCTAATGTCTCCGTAACCGGCGTCTCTGCTACCGGCCAGCTAGGGACCGTAGATGTCAAGATCATCTTCGCCATCGAGGTTACGGGTGTTGAGGGTACCGGAGAGACAGGCAGTGTAGATGTAACAGGTATATCCAACGTCTACCCGACAGGCGTTGCTGGAACCACGACCCTCGGCACGGTAACTACCCAAGCGGACGCTAACGTAGACGCCACGGGACTTTCAGCTACTGGCGCAGTCGGAAGTGTCACGGTACAGGCTAATGCCGATGTAAGCCCCACAGGGGTTGAAGCAGCCGGTCAGACAGGCTCTGTAGAAGTCAATACAGACCAAGTTATTAGTGTTACCGGCGTAGTAGGCACCACCGCGCTAGGCACAGCTACAGTACAGGCCGATGCTGACGTAGATATAACGGGACTTTCAGCTACTGGCGCAGTCGGAAGTGTCACGGTACAGGCCAACGCCGATGTAAGCCCCACGGGGGTAGAGGCCACAGGTGCTGTAGGAACAGCTTCTGTCAGCGCAGATGCCAACGTAGACGCTACAGGTCTTTCAGCCACCGGCGCTGTTGGAAGCGTCACGGTACAGGCTGATGCCACGGTAGAACCCTCTGGAGTAGCGGCCACAGGGCAGCTAGGCACCGTAACTACTACGTCTGATGCCAACGTACAGGTGACAGGCGTAGCGGGCACGACAGCTCTTGGAACGGCCACAGTAGCCGCAGATGCCAACGTCAGCCCGACAGGCGTATCAGCCACGGGCCAGACTGGAAGCGTCTCGATTATCGGTCATGCCAACGTCTACCCGATAGGGGTAGCTGGCACTGGACAGCTTGGTACAGCAGTAGTAGAGGCTGACGCCGACGTACCAGTATCTGGGCTACAGGCCACGGGTGCCGTAGGCACGGTTAGTGTATCTGCCTCATGCAATGTTTATCCTATTGGTGTATTATCAACTGGGAAAATAAGCCAAGTTCTTGTATGGGGACAAATTATCCCTTCCCAGAATCCAAACTGGGACCCTGTAGATGATACCGAGGAAACAACTTGGGCAGCCGTTGATGACAGTCAAACTGCTGGATGGATAGAAGTGGATGATTCGGAATCCACAGATTGGACTGAAGTAGACAACTCTCAAACTCCAGATTGGGAAAATATAGCCGCATAAGAGGTTAATATGGTAACAATAACTAATGAAGCTCAACAAGTTGGAGACGTAATAGACCCAAAGCATGATGTTGAGGTCATATGCGCTAACTGTGGCTATGATTTAGACGAAAATGAGTTAGAGGCAGATACATGCTCTGATTGTGGGCAAGTTTTGAATTTACAACAGAATACAAAGATTTATGCAACTTCTGTCCCCGCAGCAACAGGAGACGCGTCTCTTTAATTAAGTGAGAACATGCTATGGCTACCTATAACAATGATCTTCGGCTAAAAGAAATTGCCACAGGCGATGAGAGTGGCACTTGGGGCACTAGCACCAACACTAACCTGTCTCTCATTGCAGATGGCTTTAGCTATGGCACTAAGGCTTTTTCCGCTGACGCAGATCAGACGTTTACAATGCCAGATTTTTCTGCTGATGCTACTCGAGGTCTGTACCTTAAGTTTACCGGCACATTGACAGCGACTCGCACAGCCACACTTGGCCCTAATACTGTTAGCAAGATTTGGATCATTGAAAACGCTACTACTGGCAGCCAAAGCATCACCATTGCTCAAGGAAGCGGTGGAACTGTAACCATACCCAACGGCCAAGTGAAGGCGGTGTACACCGATGGAGCAGGAGCTGGCGCTGCTGTTGCAGACGCCCTTGTAGACCTAGCACTAAACACCCCGGTACTGACTTCACCAACCATGACTGCTCCCGTGCTGGGAACCCCGGCTAGCGGCACGCTGACAAACGCCATAGGGCTTCCTATTTCCACTGGTGTAAGTGGCTTAGGCACTGGTGTGGCTACCTTCTTAGGCACTCCGTCCTCTGCTAATTTGGCTGCTGCAGTCACAGGAGAAACAGGGTCCGGTGCTTTGGTGTTTGCCAGCAGCCCGACTTTGACTACACCAAACTTAGGTACACCCTCAGCAGCTACTCTTACTAACGCCACTGGGCTGCCTCTTTCTACAGGCGTAACCGGGCAGCTTCCGCTTGCTAATGGAGGCACCGCTGCTTCTCTTTCTGACCCTAACGACGACCGTATTTTGTTCTGGGATGACTCGGCTGGGGCGGTTACGTGGCTAGATATTGGTAGCGGGCTGTCTCTCACAGGGACTACTTTGTCCACCACGGATGCTGGAGGAACGGTTACCTCTGTTTCAGGCACAGGCACAGTAAATGGTCTGACCATGTCAGGCACGGTAACCACGTCTGGAAGTCTGACCCTTGGCGGTACATTGGCGATCAGTAACGCTGATTGGTCTGGAGCTGATCTTTCTCTTGCTAATGGTGGTACTGGGGCGTCTCTTTCAGACCCCAATGCAGACCGTATATTCTTCTGGGACGATTCCGCAGGAACTGCCGCGTGGCTCACAGTGGGCTCTGGACTTCAAATATCAGGCACCTCCCTTGAAAACACTCAGTCTGGCGGGTCCGTAACTAGCGTAGCGGGAACAGGCACAGTAAATGGCCTGACTCTGACAGGCACGGTGACCACGGCAGGCAGTTTGACTCTAGGCGGAACGCTAGCAATAAACAACTCTGATTGGTCTGGTGCCGATCTTGCCCTTGCCAATGGTGGTACTGGGGCCTCTCTTGCCGATCCAAACGCCGACCGCATACTGTTCTGGGATGATTCAGCGGGTGCGGTTACTTGGCTGACGGCTGGAAGTGGTCTGACAATCTCAGGAACAACCATAACTGCGACATCGTCAGGAGGCACAGTTACCTCTGTCAGTGGTGCAGGCTCAGTAAACGGGCTGACCCTTACAGGTACAGTGACGTCATCAGGAGATATTACACTTGGTGGAACACTGGCCATCAATAACGCTGACTGGTCTGGCACTGATCTGTCATTAGCAAACGGAGGCACAGGGGCTTCCCTAACTGCACCAACCGCCGACAGAATAATGTTCTGGGACAATTCAGCGGGCTCTATGGCGTTCCTAACCGTTGGTACAACAATGGCCATTACAGGAACCACCTTTGATGTGTCTTCAGTGAACCTAGCCTCTCAGGTAACAGGAACGCTGCCTGTTAATAACGGCGGTACAGGGGTCACTACTTCTACTGGAACAGGTTCGGTTGTTTTATCTTCTAGCCCAACTCTTACGACGCCAAACCTCGGCACTCCGAGCACAGCAACCCTCACCAACGCTACTGGGCTGCCTATTTCTACGGGCGTTAGTGGCCTAGGTACTGGCGTTGCTACCTTCTTAGGTACGCCTTCCTCTGCCAATTTACGGGCTGCTCTTACGGATGAAACAGGAACAGGATCGGCTGTATTTGCTACCAGCCCAACTCTTACGACGCCAAACCTTGGCACTCCGAGCGCAGCGACTCTTACCAATGCTACTGGTCTGCCTATTTCCACCGGTGTCAGTGGGCTTGGTACTGGCGTTGCTACTTTCCTTGCGACGCCTTCTAGCGCCAACCTTGCAGCGGCGGTCACTGGTGAGACTGGCTCGGGCGCTCTTGTGTTTGGTACAGCCCCAAGTCTGGCGGACCCCACTTTCTCGGCGGGTTATGTAGAAACAATCTATGCGCTATCTGGCACTGCGCTAGACCCCTCTAACGGTACGATCCAGACTAAAACACTTTCGGGTAATACTACATTCACTGACAGTGTAGATGCTGGCCAGTCGATGATTTTAATGTTGGGTGCCGGAGCCTCCTACACAGTAACGTGGCCTACAATTACTTGGGTTACTTCGGCGGGTAACGTCGCACCTACACTGACAGCGAACGACACCTTCGTATTTTGGAAGATTTCAACAACCCTCTACGGTGCCTACGCAGGGAGTTACGCATAATGCTTAGTAGAAAACTAATTGCAGCAGCAGGTAATGCAGGTGGGGGTGTTTCGTATTGGATTGACGAGTGGGTTCCACCCAACACCGATGACTATATAACAAGAGTTTCTGTTAATTCCAATAGAAGCTCAATTCTTCTTGTTGCAATTTCTGCCTATCCGTATTTTATTGAGCTTGATTATGATGGAAACCCGATTAGAAAATCTTATTTTTCTACAACTACATCATTGAATAATTCATACCTTCTTGATGTGTTTCCTTATGGTAGTGATTATGCGGTAGTGCATCAAAATCCGTATTCAGGCGGTTATGTTTGGACTTTGGGACTTGTAGATGAAACATCATCCACAAATTTAAGGGAAGCATATAGGGTGACATATAATAATACAGCGTCTCCTCCCTACGCTACATACCAACCGGGCGGGTACCAACCGGGAACTCAAAGAATATACGCTAATGATAGTTATATAGCTAAATTTGATGGGGGCTACGATTCATTTTCCCAATCCCCAAACTATGTAACCGCTGTAGGCGCAGCAAAGATGACTTATTCAGGTACGACATTGACAGTAGCAAATACAAATGGGTTTATTACGAACAGCGGGTACGAAGAAGCCTATGATGATCTTCGTAGAGCACAAATATCTTCTCCTTATGGAAGTAATTATCACCTTATAAGATGGTGGCATTATAGCTACAACTCGAATTGGTATTCTACATGGAACGCTTCAACTGGAGCTGTTTCTACACCAATGCGTGTTGCAGGTGCAAATCAGAGTAGCGGTATTAAGTTAGGTGTAAACCCAACTAACGGCTATCTATTCGATATTACAAGCAACAACGGAACAGCTTGTGTTATCTATTACCAAACCACAGGAAATGTAAACACTTATTATTATCCAGACACACGGCGAAACATTAACTGGAATACTGTAACTTCTAGCACCACTGGTTACATAATGGATGCTGCCATTGACTCTGATGGCAATATGTATTTGTTGTGGGGGAGAGGATACATAATGAAAATAAGCTCTTCCTTTACTTTAGAGTGGGCAGCATCAATAACAGACAGTACCGCTTCGTATGTGTTAGCTTCAAACGACGAACCTATCAATAGTATTCGTATTGAAGACGTAGACGGCACTGAAGTTATGTTCGTCACTATGCGGCTTAGTGCAAAGTCAGGGCAGACTACAAAAAATATACAAATACATAAACTGCCTTTAGATTTAGATAATTACTATGGAACCTATGGGAACGTAACTTATGCGGCTGTAAATTCTTCATACGTTACTATTGGGTCTGCTACAGCACAGGCTACGTATAACGCACCAGTTTATTACGGTGAGACAGGTACAAATAACAATTTAACAGGAAATCTTATAGGCCCTACCGATATGACATCAGCAACTTGGACAGTAAATCAAGAGCCAATAACATAGGTAAATAGTATGTATATAAAACACGATGGAAGCGAATTAATAAAATTTCCGTATTCTATTTCAGATTTTAGAAAAGATAACGCAAATACATCTTTTCCAAAAATAATAACCGAAGCTACATTGGCTGAATTTGGGGTTAGCCCAATAACCATACCAGAAGCTCCTTCATACGACCAACAGACACAAAAAGCTGTTCTGCTAGAAGATAACCCTATTTATTCGGATGGCGTATGGTGTTTGTCTTGGGAAGTTATAAACAAAACAGAAGAAGAAATGGCCGAAGAGCTTGCTATGGCTGCGTTACACGTAAGAGAAAAACGAAATAAGCTGCTTAGTTTAACCGATTATCTGGCCCTTACAGACTCAACTCTGACCACAGAAATGGCGGCTTACAGACAGACTCTGCGAGACATAACAGATCAGGATGGGTTCCCACATACCATCACATGGCCGACTAAACCATAATTAAGGAGATATAAATGGCTATCACCTACACGTGGAAAGTGACCGACATGATGGTCCGCAATGAGACCATTGAAGGTACTACCTACGACGAAACTGTAGTCCAGACATTCTGGGAAAAAATCGGCACTGACGAAAACGGTAATACCGGTATGTTTGCGGGAGCAACCCCATTTGAGTACAACCCAGAGTCCTCGACGTTTATTCCTTTTGCGGATTTGACTCAAGAGATTGTTGTCGGTTGGATTCAAGGTGTGGTTGTCGGAAGTTATGAAGAGCATGTAAATGAGCAAATTCAGAAAGAAATAGACGAAAAAATAAATCCAGTTGTTGATCCCGGTTTGCCTTGGGCGACGGAATAAGGAAGTAGACTATGGCCACTCAACGTGAAACGCAAAAATTAACGCGTTTAGAAACTAAGATCGACAACATCACAGAGCAGTTAGTGGCGATAGTGCGTATGGAAGAGCAAGTTAAAACTATTTTTAATCGAATAGAAAAAATAGATGCAAAACAAGATCATATAGAAAAACGGGTCAAGGATGTTGAGGATACCTCACGCGGCGCTAATATTATGGTGACATCTATCGAACGCCTTGTTTGGGTAGTAATAACCGCACTTGCTTCCTATATAGTGTGGCAGCTTAATCATTAGAGATAGAAAAAGAAAACTAATATGGTTTTAAGAGTATGACAAGTGACGCATCTATTTTTGTTATATGTTCTGGTCAACGGCCAGATACAGTCTTCGGACATGTACTTCTATGACATCAATAGATGCAATTACTTTGCTACAGCTATTGTTAGGGGGAAGGTAGAACGGACACTTAATTACGAGCCGAGAGGCGTGGCCCTTGCAGCTTATTGTTTACCACGAAGGGCAGACCCCGAAGCAGTGAGACCGTACTAATGGACCCCGTAACGATAAGTGCCTGTATAGCAGGAGCGACAAGAGCGTACAACCTCGTTGCCAAGGCAGTAAATGCCGGACGAGAGATAGAGGATACCGCCCAGTACATAGGTAAGTTCTTTGATTCTAAGGAAAAAATCTTAGAGATAGAAAAAGAAAACCAGTACGGCCCTAAGTTTTTACGAGGCTCATCGGTAGAAGCTCAAGCCCTAGAAATACAGATGGCGAAGCACAAGACGCAGCAAATGGAGTCTCAACTCAGAGAGATTATTGTGCTATACGGGCCGGGCGAAGGTTTTTACAGCGAGATGATGAAGACACGGCGCACCATACGCGCACAACGCCTAGCGGCTGCTGAAGCACGGGCTAAGCAGAAACGGTTAATTATAGACGGAGGCCTAATTTTGGGCATGTTTGTAGTTACCGTAGCGTTTGTAGGATGGTCGATTAACTTGGTTATAGGAGCTAGATAATGAGTTTATTTAAAAGTGTAGGCAAAATAGTAAAGTCTAAAGTGATGGACTTAACTGAAGTGCAAGCGGGATGGGCAACTGTTGTGCTTCTCTTCGTTATCATTGTCTTGGCGGCAGTCTAATGAAATTCGGTGCCCTTAAAAAGATTGTCGGAGGTATTGCCCCCACCTTAGGCGCTACGCTTGGTGGCCCGCTGGGTGGCGCTGCCGGTAAAGTTATCGCTGAAGTTTTGGGTTGCGAACCTACTCCTGATGCAATCGAAAAGCGGATGCAGGCAGCTACAGCGGAAGACCTGTTTAAGATCAAGGAAGCCGAACTGAAATACGCTGCCAAAATGAAAGAGCTAGGCGTAGACATGTTTGAGCTGGAGACTAAAGACAAGCAAGATGCCAGATCGCATTTCTCCTCTGATTGGACCGCTAGGGTTATCGGGATACTCAGCCTTTCCGGCTTTCTTGGATATATTTTCCTTGTTACGCTTATGCCCCCTGACCAGAATAGCGACACGATTGTAAGCTTGGTACTTGGCTATCTCGGTGGCACAGTCAGTGCTGTTATAAGTTTTTACTTCGGGGCGAGCCAGAGCCAAAATGGAAAAGATAGTTAAAATGCTTAGACTTCACGAAGGTGAAGTCAAGACCAACGGACGACACGTGGCATATAAATGCAGCGCGGGCTACTGGACTCTGGGAATTGGGAGAAACATAGACCCAAATGGGGGCCTTGGACTTTCAGATGATGAGGTTGATTACTTACTAAGCAATGATGTTGACCGAGTTATAAAAGAGCTCGGAAGCGCCTTTTCTTGGTTCAGCGGTTTAGATGAAGTACGCCGCGATGTTGTAATTGACATGTGTTTTAATCTCGGTCTGCCCCGGCTCAAGGGCTTCAGTAAGACCTTGAATTACATTGAGAATGATCTCTTTGAGGCCGCAAGTACGGAGATGCTCGACTCGAAATGGGCGACAGAAGTGGGCCAACGTGCTATAACTTTGTCGGAAATGATGCGAACAGGAAAATATCCAGATGAGCTTCTTTAAGCTAACCCTTGCCGCGGGCATTGACAAGCAGAACACTGAGTACGGTGCTGAAGGCGGCTGGAGTGACTGCGATAATGTACGTTTCCGTTATGGCCTACCGGAAAAGATAGGTGGCTGGACGTACTTTGAGTCTGGAGAATTTTACCTAGTAGGGCACGTTAGTGAGGCCTTCTCATGGGAATCACTGATTGGGGTGCCCTATTTTGTTGTCGGAACAAATCGGAAGGTTTACGTCAATACAGGCGCCTTCTGGTACGATATAACGCCTTTACGCCTAACCTCCAGCGCAGGTGATGTTACCTTCTCCGCTTCCACTGGGAGCACTACCATCACTGTTACACATGTTGATCACGGAGCTGAGCAGGGAGATTTTGTAACCTACTCAGGCGCCACGGCACTTGGAGGAGATATTACCGCTCAGATTCTCAACAGTGAGTGGGAAATAGGGGCCATAATTGACTCTTCCACATATACCATAACCGCTCCGGTAGAGGCTACAGGTGGGGACTCTGGCAATGGGGGTTCTTCTGTTGTTGGAAAATATCAAATTCACGTAGGTTCGGATGTAAGCTTTTACGATTACGGCTTCGGTACTGGCACATGGGGCGCAGGCTCCTTTGGTACGCCTCGTCCAGAAACATTAGTCCAAAGCCTGTTGTCCAGAACATGGGTTTTTGACAATTATGGCGAAAATTTGATACTGCAGTTGGTTGACGGTGGCATCTATCAGTGGAGTCCTACGACAGATGGGGTGTCTGTGCGTGCAACAGCAATCTCTGGTGCGCCTACAAAGAGCGTCTATGCGCTCGTTTCCAGCCCCGACAGACATCTGGTGTGCCTTGGCACAGAGTCCACGGTAGGAGACCCTACCACTCAGGACCCTATGTTTGTTAGGTTCTCAGACCAAGAGAACATCAACACCTTTATAGAGAGCGCCACTAACACTGCAGGTGGTCAGCGCTTGTCTGATGGAAGCTACATTGTTTCGGCTATTCGTTCTCGAGGCCAGATTCTGGTTTTCACAGACACCTCCCTGCATGGCATGCAGTATATAGGTCCGCCCTATACCTTTGGTTTCCAACAATTAGCCGCTAACTGTGGATGTCTTGGCCCACACGCTGCCGTCGATGTTAATGGACTGGCGTTCTGGATGGGTGTAGATGCCTTTTTCGCATTCGATGGTACAGTTAAGAAGATGGCCTGCACCGTACAGGACTATGTATTTAAAGACATTAACCTAGTTCAGCGCAGCAAGTTCTACGCAGCATTAAACAACGACTTCAACGAGGTAACATGGTTCTACGCCAGTTACACGAGCGACTATATCGACAGATGTGTCACGTATAATTATCTTGAAAACGTCTGGTCCATAGGGACATTGAGCCGTACCGCGTGGCAGGATGTAGGTGTCTACGTTAAACCTGTTGCCGCAGAATACCTTCCTAATAGCAATGAGGCCACTATCTCAACAATCTATGGACTCACTCAGGGGCGCTCGTTGATCTACAATCAAGAGGACGGTATCAACAAGGCAGACGGGTCCGCTATCGTGGCAGACATAGAGTCAGGCTACTTTGACATCGGCGATGGTGACTCGATGCTGCTGATGAGCAGGTTTATTCCTGACTTTAAAGACCAGCAGGGTAACGTCATTGTTAACCTGTATCTGCGGCCATACCCGCAGGCCTCTGCTAGCCCTAGCTCTCTTGATCCTTATACTGTGACTCCAACCACTGAAAAAGTGGATACTAGAGCGCGGGGCAGACAGATAGCGGTCAAGATAAACAGCAACGAGGCTGACACGTGGTGGCGCTATGGCACGCTGCGTGTAGACATTAAGCCGGACGGCATGCGATGAGCAAAATCCAAAACGTCCGTTTACCGAACGCG